TTTTACGTTGGTCAAATTGTTCAAACCCATATGGATAAACTACATCACAATTTTGATTTAAAATTAAATGTTCTGCTGTTTTAAATGCTTCTGTTGGAAGTACAATATCAGCATCATAATTTATTGTAATATCAGTTTTTACATCTGATAACATTTCATTTATAATAAGAGTTCTATGGAATTCAGTACTTGAAGATTTTTTAAACACATATTTAACTCTAGAAGCATTTAATTCTTCTAAAAATAGTTTTCGTACTTCATCTGCTTCTGTTATAATAATATTAGAATCTGTATGTTTTAAAATATACTTTAAAGATGTAGTAATATTTTGTAATCGTATATCAGAGTCAATTTTTAATGGGATTATAAAAGTTGAATTAGGCATATAATTTTTTAAAAGAATTTATGTATTGTGATACAGTAACAGAAATTTCAAATTTTTTATTAAAGTAACTGATAATATCAGATCGATATTTTTCATTTTCTTCATTTATTCTAATAACATGATTTATAAATTCTAATTTAGATATGTTGTCATCACAAATCTGAATAAACGGATGAGCATCCATATTAAGTGCAGCTTTCTCAGATAGAATAACACTACAACCTGCTGCTAAGGCTTCTTTTACTACCAAAACATCACCTTCAACTCTTGAAAGTAAAATTAAAGATGAATAATCGCTCATTTTTTTAACGACATCTTGTCTAGACCATATTCCGAGATATTTTGTTTTTCCAACATCACCTGCTATAAAATCAGGATCTGAATTAGGTCCAACAAAATCTATATCAAGATCATTAGAAAAAACATTTTGTAACAAAAATTGATTTTTTCTAGATTCAATTTTACCTATAACAAGTGATCTTTTATTTCCTTTATCTTTTCTAAATGGTTCAAATAGATAATTTGGAATACCACACCTACATATACCTGTTTTTAAATTTGGATTTATATTTAATGCATTAATATTTGAACATTCAGATTGTCCAAAATATCCATCTATGTTATTAAAAAGTCTTGTATAGTCATCAAAAACATCAGAATCCCATGTTTCAATAAATGGGTGATATGGATTATGAGATGTTGATATTAAAGGATAATTTTTATTACTATTAAGGTTTATTGCATAATGATCATAATGAACATGTACAATTGAATCTTTTGTATTACATACATTATCTACTTTTTCTTTATAATTTGTACTATCATTTATTAATGTATACTCTTGATTTCTTTTTTCAAACTCTTCTATAATCCATGTTAATGTGTTTTCGATTCCACCCCACCCATTTAATCCTGGAACTGGAATTGGAAGGGTACCGGGTCCAACTAACACTATATTTTTATTTATTGTACTTAACATTATATTATTTCACAATATTTATATATTAATATTGAGTTTTTATCCACTCTAAAATATGTGTTGTTGGTACCCAACCAGTTAATTTAAAAAATTTATCATATGAAGATAGATTATTTATAGCTTCTCCTTTACGCTCTTCGATACAAATAATATTATCATTAATAGATCTAGCTAAATCAATTAATTTAACAGTTTTTCCATAACCTATATTAAAGATATCTGCTTTTGTTAAAGAATCTACATTATTCCATGAATTCATACATTGTATATTTGCTTTAATAATATCTTTTACGTAGATAAAATCTCTTTCCTGTGATCCATTACCTACAACAGTCAGAGCTTCATTATTTAATTTTTGTCTTAAAAATATCCCTGTAACCAATGCATATTGTCCTTTGGTTGGTGCTCGTTCTCCAAATACATTAAAATATCTCAAGATACAAGATTTTATACCATACATGTGATAATAATTTTTTAATAATAATTCAGCACAATATTTTGTAGAAGCATAAGGATTTAAACAGTTTTCTTTATTATCTTCTGTAATTGGAAATTCTTCGGAGAGTCCATATATTGAAGATGTAGATGAAAATACTAAACCTTTAATATTATTAACTTTACATGCTTCTAACAAATTTAAAGTTCCACCAACATTAACATCAATGGCTCTGGTTGGATTTTCAATAGCATTTTGCAAACGAGATTCTGCAGCTAAATGAAAACAAAATTCACAACCTTTAGATATATTAATTAATTTATTTTGATCACAAATACTTACTTTATGATATAAAACTTTATCATTAAAATAAAATTTTTCATTATTTGCCGAACAATCATCTATTACAATAACTTCATGTTGTAATTCAACTAAAGCATCTACTAAATGACTACCAATAAATCCACATCCACCAGTTACTAAAATTTTCATTTTATAAATTCCATATATGATTCTGCAATTTTCTTTTTAAGATCGGTAGTTGAATATCCATGTGATCTATCAGTATATATAATCTTTATAGGAAGATAATCGGCAGTAAATTGTTTATTTTTATAGTCATCACCTAAAAACCTAATATCAAAAGAAAATAATTTTAATTTTATTAAAAGATCATTTTCATTCGTGTATGAAATAACTTCATCAATATACCTAATAGATTTTAATATTTCAATCCGTTCTTCTAAAGAATGAATAGGTTTCATTTTATTACGTTCAAGTGAGGGATTATCATGTAAAAATACTGTAAGATGATTGCAGTTGTCTTTGCAAAATTTAAATAACTTACAATATCCTGGATGAATCAAATCAAATGCTCCAGCAACTACACCGCGAGTTTTGGAGAATGATTGTCTCCAATCAACTGCATTAATTGCTTTATCATCAATAATGACATCATAAGTAGGCTTACGATTCATTATTAGTTCATCGTGTGATATTTTCCATTCTTTTAATTGTTCTTTAGTTAATAAAGTCCAATCTTTACCGCTACTAGATCCTCTTCCAGTAAATATAAGAATTTTATTACCAAGAAATGAAAGCCTATTGACTTCTTCAATAGCTTCATGTATAGGGGTTGCGGTTGCATAATCCCCATTAATGGCTTTAGTACATAACGTTTCGTCTAAATCAAAACAATATATCATTATATTACCGAATGTAAAATGATCTCATGAACACATTCAACAACACCATAATCAGTGGAATCAACCCAAAAATCTATAAGTGCATTATTTTTAAAAAGTGTACGCAATTGATTATTTGGGTTAAAACCAGATAATATAATATAATTTATATTATGCTTTTGACAATACAAAGCCGAATTTAAAATATTTTTAGAATTTCCAGATGAGCTAATTAAAATAACTAAACTATCTGGTGTTGAAAACTCCTCAAGATATTGTGAAAAAGTATTTTCATAACCATAATCATTTGCATAACATGTCAGCCTAGCACCATCGGTAAATGCAATACCACGTTTCTTTAATGCTTTAGTATAGTCTTCTGCCATGTGAGCTGAAATTGCATTACTTCCACCATTGCCTAATATTATAATTTCTGAATTATTTTCTAATATAATTTTTTTTAAATATTCTAAATTATCAGTATTTAAATTATGTAAAGCAGCATTAATATTTGATATAAATTTATTCATATAACTCGTTGCACTCCTGTATTACTTAGTGTTAACTTAAAAAATTTACTGTCTAAAGGGGGCTTATCTGAAGGGAAAAAGCATAAAAAGAATCCACCATTTCCTGCACCACATAATTTGTGTGTAACACAGTTAGGATAACTAGATAAATACTCATCCATATCTTTTATAATTTGATCTTTTAAAACGTCCTTGGATGATTTTTTCTTTTCTTTCCATCCTTCAGAGATGGTAGATAAAAACTTTTCATATGAACCATTTAAAATAAATTGTTCAGATTCTTCTACTAACGGATTAAAAACATCTGTATCTGGAACAGAAATTGATTTTAATATATCGGTTGAATTTCTTGTAAGTCCAGTAAATAAAAGATATGGTGTAAAATATGTAAAAAATTGTGTTGGTAAAAAAGTATATTTTGGTAATCCATTTTGTGTAAATTCAATTTTTTTAAATCCACCAATACAGCAACCAAATACATCTTGTTGTCCTAACAATGGGTTTGCTATTTTTTCCATATAATGAGATTTAACAGCACATTCAATATCAGAAATGGGTTCATTTTTAAATTCTGATATAGCTTTAGATATAGCACACGAATAAGATGAAGATGAAGCTAAACCTGATCCATGTGAAAATACATCACTAGTAAGATGTATAGAACACGGATCTACATTTTCTTTTTCAAAAAATATTTGAACTAATTTATTTTGTATTTGTGAAATAGAATCTACTTCTTCTCGCACTGAATAATTTACAATATATTTTTGATTTAAAGAATTTTTACCTATTAAATCTTTATATATAGAAACATACGTATAAATTTTTGGAGTAAAAGATATTACAGATCCTTTTTTATGTTTGGATATATAAGAATCAATATCACTTGATCCACCGATTAATGAAATACGAACCGGGCATTTTACTGTAATCATATAGCAATCCAATTTTCACAATATACATCAGACCAATCTTTTGGCATACCTGGAGCACCACCAAACCATGTTTTAGGTGCAATTACTTTTTTACTTTTAGCTAACCATGCCCCCCACCAACTAAAAGAACTATTTGCAATAATATGATATTCACATTTAGTCATCATGCATAAATCAATAAATTTGTCGTCCGTTCCCATCATCATAATATTACGATTTAATGGTTGCAGAATATTAGTTGCAAGAGGATAGTCATCACTAAATAAAATAATTTGAGTATCCAAAGGTATTTCTGAAATAGCATTTTTATAATATTCTATATCACACACTGGATGACTATCAGAAAATTGTAAATAATCTGTTAATCTTATGTGTAAGGCAACATATTTGGTTTGTTTACCTTCTAATAATGTGTTTGTTTTATTTTCTATAGATTCTTTAAATTTAAATTCTTTAGTAATTAAATCTTTTTTATATTTTTTAAAATATTTTTCTGTTTGAAAATATCCTCTAATATCACAATTGTCTGGAATATTATGAATATTTTTATCATGATTAAAATGTGGTTCTATATACATAGATCCCATAAAACTATGGGATGAATCTGAGGCTGATAAATCAAATGCATCCGGTAAACAAAAATTTAATTTATCATTATGGCTTCGTTGTTTATAGGGTACACCAATTTCATAATGTAATTCTTTACCTAAAGCATAAAGAGTAGCATACTGAAACATTTGGTTACCAAATCTACCATTAGTTCCTATTGATTGGCATGAAATCATGCTGGCACCTGTATTTCTAATTTAACATTTGGGTCTCGAACAGGAAACTCACTATTTTTATCTACCAATGGTCTAGAGGTTACTACTTCCCATTGGTTTGCACTTTGTCTTGCATTCGCTTGAACAAAAAAAGGTTTATTTGGTGTAATGACATTAAATCTTTCCTGGACTAAAGCACACCCATTATCAAATGGAATCTTTAATCTATAAGCAAAAATTTTAGCTATATCGGCAACAGTTTTTCTATAATCTTTATTGAGATATAAAATTGCATGTGTTGCTAAAATTTTACCAATACGCATATAATGCTTGTCCACACGTTTGGTTATATAATGTTGATTTCCAGAAGAAATACCAAGATACACAGCATCTGTATCATCTTTTACTTCAATTTGAGGATGAAAATCTGGTGTGAATTCAGCATCATCTTCTAAAATTAGAATAGGGCAATCATATCGCATATCCTCTAAAATATCAATATGTGATTGAGCACAACCAACATAATGTTTAATTGTGTCCGGTGTCCCATGTGGTGGGGCTATTTGTACGGCTGATTTGCGGTGGGTGTTGGAAAATCTGTGCTCACGAAATCTTTGATTCATGATTTCTGCGTTGCCAGTAGCACTGTCAAGATTAATCCATACGGTAGGTATTTGTCTTAGATCTATAATCATATTCAATTTAATTTAAAGGAGACTTATAACAATATTATAACACATTTTAAATAAATAATCAAGATATATCTTGACTTTTCTTAAAGGATACTCTATAGTATACTTATAATGAATTTAGAAACCCTTAAAGATAACATTAAAAAAGATTCTTTAATAGACTCTACAGAGTTAGGTAAAGAAGCTATAAGGACTCCTGCTATACATGGTAAGTACTTGAATATACACGCAGACCTTAAGATAGAACTTCAAAAATTAAATAATGCATTCTTGATCATGCGATTAAGAAAATGGAAAATTTATACTGGTCATGCAACGCAAGACGAGTTAGTTGAATGGGGTGAAGATCCATTTCAAATGAAATTATTAAAAACTGATCTAGATAAATTTCTAGAGGCAGATCCTATATTATTAAAAATTGTAACTGATTTAAATATTCTTGAAATCAAAGTTAAGATGGTAGAAGATTTTTTAAAGGTTTTAACTAATAGAAATTTTTCCATTAAGTCTGCCATTGATTGGAATAAGCTTGTTAACGGTATCTCATGATGACATAAATAATTGTAGTGTATACTATAATTGCATCAGCGGAAGACCATACAAAATATAAAATTGATTGCGAAGATTCTGTAAAAAGAGAACTTCGTTCTTATTTTTCATTTAAGGTTCCCGGTGCAGAATACATGCCCTTATACAAATCTCGTATATGGGATGGTAAAATTAAATTATATGAGATCAATAGTTCAACTCTTCCATGTGGACTCAAGTCATATCTTAAACGATTTTGTGAAGAAAGACACTATAATGTTATTTTTGATGATAAAGATGTAGATCCAATAGACATTAATTCTGAATCATTTGATGAATTTTATAAAACTTTAAATGTCACTGTTAAAAAAGAACCTGTAATTCCACATCCCCACCAAAAAAATGCTGTCATACATGCATTAACAAATGCCCGATCTGTTGTCGTATCACCAACGGGTAGTGGTAAGTCGCTTATCATTTATTTGATAATTCGATACCTATTACGATATTGTCTAAAGGCTCCCAAGAAAATTTTATTATTAGTCCCCACTGTTGGTTTGGTTCAGCAGATGGAAGCAGACTTCTTTGATTATTCAAAAAATGATAAATCTTGGTCTGTAACAAAATTTGTACATAAAATCAGTGCTGGTAAGGAAAAATTAACAGATAAGCCAGTTGTCGTATCTACATGGCAGTCTGTGTACAAACTTCCAAAAGAATGGTTCGATCAGTTCGAGGCTGTAATTTTTGATGAGTGTCATCTTGTAAAAGCAGACTCTTTGGTCAATATTGGTAAAAAACTGACAAAGGCTTGGTTTAGGCTCGGGACTACAGGTACGCTGGATCAGACCTTGGCACATAAACTCTCAATAGAGGGCACGCTAGGGCCATCTGTACAGTTTATAACAACAAGGGGGCTAATCAGTAAGGGAGTACTGGCAAAGCTTGGGATAGACTGTATTGTTTTGGATTATGATGACCAAACTCGACATAGAGTCAAAAAATTAAAATATCAAGACGAAATGGCTTATTTGGTTGAAAATTCAAAACGCAATGATTTTATTGTAAAATTGTGTGGAGAAACTCAAGGTAATACATTAGTTCTTTTTAACTATGTTGAAAAGCACGGTAAACCACTTTATGAATTAATTCAAAAACAATACCCAGAAAAGAAAGTATACTTCATTTCGGGTAAAGTCGATGCAGAAAATAGAGAATTTATTCGAAAGATAATAGACAAAGAAAAAAATGCCATTCTTGTTGCCTCTTTTGGTACTACGAGCACGGGTATTAATATCGTACATCTCGATAATATTATCTTTGCATCACCTACAAAATCAGTGATACGCTTGTTACAGAGTATTGGGCGTGGATTAAGAACATCTGCAATCAAACAAACACTCAAGGTGTTTGATATTGTCGATGATATGTCATGGAAAAGTTATAAAAATCATGTGCTGAAACATTTTGAACAACGCATTAAAATATACAAAAAAGAAAAGTTTGATCATAAAGTTTTTAAGATCAAAATATAAAAACTTCTTTTGGATAAATAGTATTGAGGAGGAAGCATGGAAGAACAAAATCCTAAAGCTTCATCGTCTATAAAAGTTATTAAACTCTCTAGTGGTGAAGAGTTGATATCAATGGTGGATGAATCACCAGACGAAGTCGTTCTCTCAAACCCGGCTAAAATTGTCTTTTATACAACATCAACTCCAGATGGTGAGGTTATTGAATGCTTGCGTGTTACTTCTTACTTGGCTAACATCAAAGAAACTTCGATTACTATTTTAATGAAACATGTTATATATCTGTCAGAACCATCTGATGATATTCTCAATATGTACAATTCATATTTGGAGTTTATGAATGGTTTAAAAGATGATGTTATATTAGCAGAAATAGAACCAGATCATGACAACATGGATGTTGCTTGGGCACTATTTTCAGATCCACAATTTATTGATTTTGTACAAGAAATTTATGAAGAACATCTTCAAGATTCAGAAATTGATGAAGAAGAAGATAGAGAAGAACCATCTGAAGAATTGTTTGATTCATTAAATGCTGAATGGGAAAAGGCAATTAATGAAAATAGAAAGAAAAGAAAATACAAAAAGGAAGAGTTAAAACTACCTTATATTCCCGACAACGAAGCATCAGATCCACAGAGTTGGTCTGATAATCCAGAAGACTATCTAACATGACAAACATCAATCCGTTATTATCAAATTGTTACAAATTTATTATAGACAGAGGAGATAGTAAACTTGA